CGCAACTCGTTGTTCACGCCCTTGAACATGTTGCGGTTGATACCGACGGCCGCGATTGCCAGCGACTGGTTGAAGGCTTGCTGGTTGCCGGCCTGTACCTTACGCATAGCAGCGGTGGTCTTGTGGACTTCCTTCTGTACCTGAGCCTTCAGGACGCTCTGCTTGCCGACGTTCACGGTAGCCAGTGCGAAGCCCATGGACTTCAGGCCGCGACGCAGGCCCTTGTCTTGCAGTTGCATGGCAACCACTTCCTGGAACTGGTCGGACAGGTAGATATCGTTGCGGCCCGAGTTGACGGCCATGCGTGCAGTCATGGTTGCGATCACGCGGTTTGCCTTCAGCGCCATCAGGCGGGTGCCGGCAGCGGCGAACATCACATCGTCAACCTGGTCGTCTGGGGTCTCGTCGATGTCCAGGATCGACAGGTCTTCATCGGAGGCCTTGACGTCTTCTGGCTCGTCGGTCACGTCTTCGATGGCCACGCCACCTTCGCCGGACTCTTCGTCTTCTTCGGCCAGGTCTTCGACGTCCGAATCGTCGTCAGCAGGAGGAGCATCCCAGTCGGCGTCGTCTTCTTCGGCAGCGGTTTCCAGCTCAGGCGAGGACTGCTGGTTGTTCACCAACTCGTCGCCCGAAACGGAAGCCTCGGTGGTGCCGTCGTCAGGATCTTCGCCGGTAGCTTGGTCCGGATCTGCTTCGCCTTCGGACGAGTCAGGGTCTTCGGCGCCGAAGTCCACATCGTCGTCTTCGTCCGGGTCGATGTCTTCCATGTCAGCGGCACCGATGTAGCCGGAGTCAGGATCGACGTCGTTCGGGATGGTGCCGACGTTGGTCGTGGTGTCGTCAACGGTCGAACCACCGTCGTCCGGGCATTCCAGCTCAGCGGCCTTGACAGCGCGCTTCACCTTCTTGCCAGCGAGGACCGGATGAGCAGCGTCCTCGTTTGGGAAGTGCGTCGAACCGGCGGCATCGTAGTCCTCCGGGTCGATCAGCATGTAGTCTTCCAGGTTGTTTTTCAGGGTCTGGCCGGATTCGTCAACTGCCTTCTCGGTCTCGTTCTCGTAGTGGAGCGAGGTCGAGGCTTTGACTTTGCGCTTGGCCTGATCTTTGTTCAGGATAGTCATCTTGTCCTCATTGGTTGATGTTACAGAATGAAAATGCAGGTTGTGCCTTACAGGCGTGCCACAAATTCCAGGTACGGCTCCGACTTGATCTTCAGTGCCTTGCAGGTGCGGTCAATGATCGGACCCAGTTGCTTTGCAGTGTGAGCTGCCGAAAAACTGCCGTACAGCGGCTCGTCGTTCTCGTCGAAAACATCGA